TTATAGATCTTCATAAGTGTGTAGATTAGGAAGATTCGTTAATACTAAATATTTATTATTTTCTAGTTTTATCATTTGCTTTAGTAAGGCTAAATATTCTAATCTTTTCATAAGAAATTCTAGTCTTACATCGAAATATTCAGCAAGTTCTTGCATATCTGTTATACCCTTTTTTATAGCCACTACTAGATCTTTTTCGGGAATAAGATAATTATATGCCCATCTATCAGCTTTATTTTCAACTTTATTTTTATATAACTCATCTCTATAAGTAGATGAGTTATTCAAATTATTGCCTATAGTAGTATAAAAATGCCCTATCTCATGAGCTAATACTTCCGCATGAATTTTATTATTATTTTTTAAACTGTTATCTAGAAATATCACATGTCCTAGCTCATTTTTTTCCACATTTAATCCTAAACACCCAATAGCTTTTAAATCAAAAAAGAATATATTGATAGTAAGGTCAAAAGCTAAATTATATAGTTGTTCCAATTTATTCATCTTTGAAGTATTCCCCCTTTTTATACATCTCATAGAACAAATGAGAACAAAAACGAATATTTGTTCTATGAGAAGGTAAAACAAAAGAGCAGTTTTACTGCTCATTAAAATGCAATTTATTTTTTATTCTGTTGCATTCTTACAAATTCAATGTACTCATTTATTTTAGCGATAGCATCATCTGATAAATCATCATGAGGATTTAATTTATGTGCTGCTATTGTTGTTATACTTTCGTCTAATTTGGTTATTTTTTTATATACATTTTTATCATTCGTTCTCCCTAAAAGATAATCAACTGATACATCAAAATAATCAGCTAGTTTATTAAGTATATCTTTATCTGGAAATCGCTGTTCTCTTTCATACATTCCGACAGTACTAGGAGATATTCCTATGATTTTACCTAAATCAGACTGTTTAATATCTTTTTCTATTCTTAATTCTCTTAATCTACTTCCAAACATTGCAATACCTCCCTTCTATAGTAATATAGTAACACAAAATGTGCAATAAAATTTAAAATAATACAAAAAGTGTTAAAAAGGTGTTGACAACACAATTCGTGTCGTATATTATTATATTATAAATAACACAAAACGTGCTAAGGAGGTGGGATTGATGAATGAGACTTTGGTAAACTTCAGAAATAAAAAAGGTATGAGCCAAGTTCAATTTGCTAGAAAAATAGGGGTTTCTACCTCGTATTTATCTAAAATAGAGTTAGGAGATAGACAACCTAGCTTTGGATTTATGCGAAAGTTTAAAAAAGCCTTTAATGAAGCTGATATAGATAAAATTTTTTTTGATAATTAGAAGCACAAAATGTGTTGTAAAGTGTAAATTGATTAAATTATAATTCCCAATGTAAAAAAATAAATACATAGAAAAGAGGTGATATTTATGGCTACCGAAATGCAAAAGACAATAGTTAGAAATATAGATATAGATTCACTCTTGAATGCAATATCAGAAAGAGAGGACATTGTTGAACTAATGCAAATGTTTAGGGAAAATAACGATTTTACGATAAGAGAATACATGACTACAAAAGAATTTAGGGAGTATATAAAGGCATCTGACAGTTATGTAAGAGCATTACTTAAATATAATGATATTCATAACTTATTTGTAACAACTAGAGTTGGACGAGAATATAGAATCGATAGAATAAGTTATGAAAAATGGGTAATGCGAAGTGGAGGTAAGTTTTAAAAAAGGGGTGAAACAAATGAAATTATTAATAACAAAAGATGAACTTGAAAGACTTGCAAAAGAAATGCCAAAAACAACAGTAAAAGAATTTATAGAAGCAACATTAATAAAAAGATAAAGGAAAAGGGGAGATAAATAAATGAAAAGTATGTTAGTAAAAATCAAATCAAACAGCACTAAAGAGGTAACTAGATATAAGACAGATAGGAACATTCATTCAGAGTTAAAACATCTTGAAAACTTAGGTATTAATGTAATCCAAATGAGATATTTCAATGAAACTCAAAGTTTTGGTAATTGTAAAAAGCTAATTGTTATTAGTGAGTAGGGGGTAATTATGAAAAGATTTAAAGCTAAAGTAACAATAGAAAAAGAGTTTGAAATAGAAATAGATGAAAGCATCGCTACAGAAGAAGAATTAACAAACTGGGAAAGTGTATTTTACGATTTGGATTCAGAAGATACTAAAATAGCTTCTTATGTAAAACTTTATTGTGAATTAAGAGCTACACGAGGGCAAGATGATTTTGAAGGATTTGGAATGGTTGTTCCTAAAGAAAAATATTTAAAAGCTAAAAAGTCATTTGGTGATTTAATTTGTGACTATATGAAAACTATTAAAGCCGATGATGATGGATATACAGATGTTTATTTAGAAGAGTTGAAAAGGGGAATAGAGATGGGAAACAGTGATTTATACAATAGTTACAAAGTTATGGAGAACAATGAAGGACAAGCAGTTCAAACAATACCTAGTTATGAAGTAGCAGTAATGATGGAAAAAGAACATAAAGAAGTAATGTGGATGATAGAAGGTAATGAAAAACGAGGAATAGTAGGCATCAAGCCAACTTTAGAGCAAAGTGCAGAACTGCACCTTGGTGATTATTTTATAGAAAATACTTATGACGATAGAGGTAGACAATTAAGATGCTATGAATGTACCAAATTAGGTTGTGATTTACTGGCTAATAAGATGACTGGTGAAAAAGGGATATTATTTACAGCTAAGTATGTAAAGAAATTCAATCAAATGGTAGAAAATCCACTAGAAAATGCTTCAAAGGAATTACAAGCAATATTTATGATAGACAGAAAGCAGCAAGTAATTGAAAGCAGGGTTGGAGCAATAGAAGAAAAGATGACTGTTGATTACGAACTAGCAGAAAACTTAAGAACGGCAGTAAATATAAGGGCAGTGCATTTATTAGAAGGTAAATATTCAGAAGCTTACAAGAAGTTAAGCAAGAAGTTATTTTCAGAACTTTATAGAGATATAAAAGGAGCATTTAAGGTAAATAGCTACAAAAATATATCTCTTAAAAATTATGACAAGGCACTTAATTATATAGAGAAATGGAAACCTAGTCTAATGCTTCAATATGCAATTCAAGGGGCAAATGGACAAGTTAAATTAGACGAAATGGAGTGTGCTACTAATGAGTAAAAATATTATGACTTACCAAGTTCAAGATTAGTATGTGAAATTGATTGGGAAAAAGGTTATGGAACTTTAGAAGAAGCAAAGAAAGTTTTAAGAAATGACATAAGAGAAATATCAAAATCAGAGTTTAAAAAATTAGGTGATATGTACACAGGAGGAAGCGATGAGTAAAGGTTATGAAAGTTTAATAGAAGCAGTAAAAAGCGACTGCAATAATGGACAAGGGTGTTTTAATACTAATGGATGTGATCATGAGTTTAATAGATATGAACCAGCAAAAGGGCACGAGAAAAGATTTGGCAATACAGTTTGTAGACGTGTTTCAAAATGCACACACAAATATTGTGATACATTCAAGTGGATTATTGATAGAGCAAAACACTATGAAGATAAATTAGGTATTGGTTGGGAAGATATACTTGATTCTTGGGAAGAGAATAGAAACTACTGGTATATGAACTATTATCAAGAAGCTAATCAACCTAAAATAGATGGCGATAAAGTTAGAGTATTTGATACTATTAAAGATTTTCATGAATCTGTTGGTGATAAAGGATTCAGATGCCCTTCATGTGGAGGCATTACTACAAATCCTTATGAATGCAATAGTGGTATGGAAATGTCAAAGGATAAAATATGCAACTGGAAAGTATATGGCTTCTTTGGAGGCTTAGGAAAAGAAGTATTTGTATACGTTAAAGAAAAAGTTCGTGGTGAAAAAATATTCATGCCAATTGAATGGGAAAAGGCAGGTGCAACTAATGAGTAAATATCAAGATGACAACAGAGAAATAGAAATACAAATGGTTATGAATTTGATACAAGCTATGTGTGAGAAAAACAATATAGGAATTGTAGTTTATAAACATGAAAAGTTAGGCCCTATATTATCAGTGAAAGATATTAATACTGGCAAACATTATGCAATTCAAACAAACAAGGAGGTTTAAATGAAAAAGTTTAAGATTGAGGTTTGTGAAAAAATAGAATTAAACCATACTTATGAAATAGAATTACCGAATGATATTTACGAAGATGGTGTTTGGGATAATATTGATATGTTAGATCATGGCAAAGATGACATTAAAATTATAATTGAAAATTTTGGTGGTTCAATAATTAAATTTATTGAAGATGGTAGTGGCGAAGTTGAGTTAGAAGTTACAGATGTAGAGGAGGTTTAACATGAACTGGATACTTGATGAAGCAGTAAACAACATGAAAAATTCAACAAATACATTAAAAAAAGAAATTGACGAAGCAAAAGCAAAAACGAAGATATTAAGAAATCATTTTAGCACGAAAGATATTTATGAAGCTGCTGCACATGAATACTGGAAAGGTTATGAAGCGGCATTAAAAGTAGGAAGGAAAATGTTTGAAGAACAGTTGCAAGAAATAGAAGATATGAAAAAAGAAGATATAAAAGAAACTGAACTAGCAGAAGAAAATCTACAAGAAAATAAGAAAAGAGCCTACTGCGAATAGACTCAATTCTAGTAAAAAAATTTTGATTGACGGTATTATTATACCACGAATTGGAGGAAAAATGAAAACAATAACTTTAAATAAATTAGAAATAAATAACTTCAAAGGAATATCTAATCTAAGCATAGATTTTGCTAAGGTTACAAATATAAAAGGTGAAAATGCACTAGGAAAAACAAGTATATTTGATGCATTCACATGGTTGTTATTTGATAAGGACTCTAAGGATAGAAAGGACTTTGATGTAAGACCTTTAGATGCTAACAACAACATCATAAGAGGGCTTAATCCTCATGTAGTAGCTTATCTAAGTATAGATAGCAAAGAAATAAAGCTAACTAAAACTTTAAAAGAAAAATGGTCCAGAGCTAAAAGTGAAAGTGAAAGAAAGTTTACTGGAAATGAAACTTTGTATGAAATAAATGATGTTCCGGTTAAAAAGAGTGAGTACACTAAGAAAATTTCAGAAATAGTTGATGAAAAGCAATTTAAGTTACTTACTAATCCTTACTTATTTTCTAATCTTAACTGGAAAGAAGCTAGAGCAATAATACTTGAAATTGCTGGTGATGTGAGCATAGATCAAGTCTTTGCGATAAATAAAGATTTAAAAGCAATAGAAGATGATCTAAAGAAAGATGATGTTGAAAACATATTAAAAAGTAAAAATGCTTCTATTAAAAAACTTAAAGAAGAAAAGAAATCAATTCCTTACAAAATAGAAGAAGCCAATAACTCAATACAAGAAATTGATTTTGCAGAAATAGAATCAGAAATAGAATCTAAGGAAAATCAAGTAAAAGATATAGACAAACAGTTATCAGATGTAACGGAAGCTAGTAAGCAGCAACTTATCAAAAATAAAGAAATAATGGCTGAAATTCAACTTAACAATACTAAGATACAAAACTATAAAAATGATGCATACAAGATAACAGAGCAAAAGAAACAGGAGTTGTATAGCAAGAAAGAATCATTAAGAAAAAAATTATATAGTCTAGAAAGCATTAAAAATAAAGAATCTTATGAAGTTGATAATCTTAGAAAAACTTATGACAGACTAGAAAAAGAAATAAAAGCAGCAAAACAAGAGTGGAAAGATGAAAAATCAAAAGACATATGTCTAGACGGAATATTAACAGAGTGTCCTACTTGTAAAAGACCTTTTGAAAGTGCTGCTATAGAAAATAAAAAACAAGAAATGCTAGAAAACTTCAATAGTAATAAAGCTAAGAAAATGAAGGAAATTGGTGAATTAGGAAAATCAAAGACTAAGGAACTTGAAGAAATTAATAAGACAATAGGGGATAAGCTTAGTTGCATTGAGAATTGTTCAACTGAAATAGTTAAATTTAAAAATGATATTGAAGAAGTTGAAAAGGAAATAGAAGATATAAAACCTTCTATACCGATTATCACACAAGAAAATATTGAAAAATTGGAAGTTAAAAATATAGAACTAGAAAACTTATTAAATAACACTAGCAGCAATAACAACGTAACTAACTACACAGAAGAAAAAGACAAGCTTAATTCAGAACTTAAGGCTTTATATTCAAAGCTAGCAGTAAAAGAATTAAATGCTAAAACATTAGCAAGAGTCGAGGATTTAAAAGAACAAGAAAAAGAACTTGGGACAGAAATAGCTAGACAAGAAAAGATAGTAATGCTTTGTGAAGAGTTCATAAAAACTAGAGTTGATTTACTAGAAGCTAATACAAATTGTAAATTTAAAAAAGTTAAGTTTAAATTTACAAAGGAAAATATAAACGGAAATGTAGAAGAGACTTGTCAGCCTACAATTGATGGTGTGCCATTTAAAAATGCAAATACTGCAAGTCAAATAAATGCAGGCTTAGATATTATAAACACTCTGAGTGAGTTTTATGAAGCTAGTGTACCAGTATTTATAGATAATAGAGAATCAATAAATCAGTTAATAGATATAAGCAGTCAAGTAATTAACTTAATAGTAACTCAAGATAATCCAATGATTATAGAAGCTTTAGAAGAAGCTAAAGGAGAGAATTAATAATGGCCAATAATCAAGTTCAAAAAGTAGAAGAAAAACAAAAAAGTATAACAGATGTAGTACTAGGAAGAGTGAATGCTTTAAAAGATAATAAAGAGCTTATAACACCACCTAATTATTCACCTGAAAATGCTTTGAAATCAGCTTATTTAAAGTTACTTGAAACAAAAGATAAAAATAAAAAGAGTGCTTTAGAAGTTTGTACAACACATAGTATTTCAAATGCTTTACTAGATATGGTAATACAAGGCTTAAGCCCAGCTAAAAATCAATGTTACTTTGTTGTTTATGGTAATCAGCTGCAACTAATGAAATCTTATTTAGGGACAATTGCAGTGGCTAAAAGATTGAACGGTATTAAGGATATTAAAGCACATTGCATCTATGAAGATGATGAATTTGAACTTGGATATGATTATAAAACTGGTAACATATCAATTGAAAAATTTAAACCCAATTTTGATAAAATGGATTTTGCAAAAATGAGAGGTGCGTTTGCAGTAATAACTGGTGAAAATGGTGTTATCCATACAGAAGCTATGAATATGATTCAAATTGAAAATGCATGGACACAAAGATTTAGCGGGAAGTTAACTGATACTCATATTAAATTTAAAGATGAAATGGCTAAAAAGACAGTTATAAATAGAGCTTGCAAAAGATATGTAAATACATCAGATGATAGCGATTTATTAGTAGGAGCATTTAATAATACATTGGAAGTTAATGAAGAAGACATTATAGAGTCTAATGATTATCAAGTAGAAGAAGAAATACAGGAAAAAGCAAACAAAACTACTTTAAGTATTGAAGAACCAGCTCCTACACCTGAATATCAATATAAAGAAAAGTCACCTTCAAAAGCAAAGGAAAAAGAACCAGTACCAATGCAAGTTCCTGTAGATGAAATAATAGAGCAGTCAACATTTGCAGAAGATGAAGAGTGTCCATTCTAATGAACAAGATAACAGTTGTATCTAGTGGGAGCAAAGCAAATTGTTATTTGCTCTCACTAGAAAATGAAATATTAATATTAGAGTGCGGAGTTAACTACAAAGAGATTCTTAAAAATTTAGATTATGACTTAAGCAAAGTAATGGGCTGCTTAGTAACTCATGAGCATAAGGACCATAGCAAAAGCATTAAAGAACTAACTGAAAATGGAATAGATGTATATTCAAGCTTAGGGACTTTTGAAGCAGTAGGAATACAAAATCACAGGACAAGAGTTATAAAAGCTAAGAGCCTTATTAAAATCGGTAATTTCACTATATTACCTTTTGAAGCTAATCATGATGCAGCTGAACCTTTAGGATTTTTAATAAATCATAAAGCTATAGGAAATATGTTATTTCTAACAGATAGTTACTACTGTGAATATACTTTTGAAAATCTAAATCACATATTAGTTGAGTGTAACTATAAGAAAAGTTTACTTGATGAAAACATTGAAAATAAAATAATTCCTTTAAGCTTAAGAAATAGGATTACTAAAAGTCATTTTGAATTAGAGAATGTTATTGAATTTTTAAAAGCTAATGATCTAAGCAAGATTAAAAATATAATGATACTTCATATATCTGGTCAAAATGGTGATGGTGAAATTTTCAAAAGTGAAATTGAAAAGAATATAGGTTTACCAGTTGATATAGCTAGAAAAGGAACGGATTTATTACTTTAGACAAAAGATAAAAGGCAGGTGAGATTGATTGGAAAGAGCCTTTAAAGGTATATGGATACCAGCAGAAATATGGCTTAATAAAGATTTAAAATTAATTGAAAAACTGTTTTTAGTTGAAATAGATAGTTTGGACAATAAAGACGGTTGTTTTGCATCAAATGATTATTTTTCGGATTTTTTCGGACTATCAAAAAATAGATGTTCTGAAATAATAAAATCATTAGAAAATAAGGGGTATATAACAGCAAGCTACTTATATAAAAAGAATACAAAATATATAGAAAAAAGAGTTTTGAGAGTCATGTATAAGTATATTCGAAAAACCGAATATATAGTCGATAAACCGACAGACATATTCGAAAAACCGACAACACCTTCGGAAAACTGTGAAGATAATAATACAAGTAATAATATAACTAATAATAGTAAGTATGTATGTAACGAAAAACTATCAGAAATAAGTAAACTCTATCAAGAAAATATAGGAGTTGCTAATGGAATAGTAGCAGAGTATTTAATAGAAACATCTACAAAAATTGATATTAAACTTTTTAAAAGAGCAATAGAGATTTGCGCTGAAAAAGGAAACAATACTTTTGGATATTTAAAAGGCATAATAAATAACTGGTTACAAAAGAATGTAACCAGCTATGAAGAACTCAAAGCACTTGAGTTACAAAATAGGTTTTCTAATAATAGTGTTAGCAAAAATAACAATAATATACAAAAACCATATAAAAAGGGTGCAGGAGCAAATGTAAATAATGCATTCGCTGGGTACACTCCAGATGAATTAGAAAAAATCTTATTAGAAAGTCAGAAAGGCAAATTTGATTAGGTATACTGTGCAACTATGAGAACAGGAATTCCTAGAAAAACCAAATAACCCTATCGTTTCCGATAAGGTTAAATATTATAGATTCAAATGTGGCCAGGAAAATTAAGCCGTTAATAGTATGTGTAGATTAAAAAGAATTATTCAAGGAGGATATTATGAGGGAAATAAAATTTAGAGCGTGGGATAAAGAAGAAGAAATTATGTTTAATGTAGGAGCAATAGCATGGAGTCATAATGCATTTAATACATCGAACTATGTATTTGGTACTAGCCCTCATTGTTATGAAAATAAATGCCAAAGCCCCAAACATTTAAACGAAGAATGCAAATTTATGCAATATACAGGATTAAAAGATAAGAACGGCAAGGAAATATATGAAGGAGATATAGTTGAAACCTGTGACAATAAAAAACAACTTGTAGTATGGCATAATAATGGATTTAAACTTAAATTCACTTATAGTAGAACATACCAAGGTGAACTATATACAGAAACCGCACACCTAGAAATAGGTGATACTTCTAGCAGAAGATGGGGAGATGAAATAATAGGCAATATATACGAAAATCCAGAGTTATTAAAATAAATTATTCCAGGGGAATTTTTCTCCTGGACCAAAGAGGGGAGATTATTATGAGTGGTAAAACTAGGCAATTAGTCAGAATGTCAAATCTTTTAGAGAAATCAAAGCACGTCAATATAGAAGCAATAGAAGATACAACACTTATAAATTATCTTAGATTAGCAGAATGTATATTAGATACAAATAGTAATCACAAAATGAGTTACTATCTCACAGATTTAGAAAATAGCGAAGAAGCAGACAAGGCAATGCAGCGAATAGATGAAGATAGGGAAAAAGGCATATTAACAGAAGCACAGATGATAAAAGTCAATGAAGTGAATAACAAATATGATGATATAGTGCGAAGAAAAATCGAACAGTACAAAAATAAAAATAACAATCATACTTCTAACTTACATCCAATTAAAGTTGTAAATAAATATGCAGGCACAACAGAAGTATATTCATGTATTAAAGAGTTTTGTGAAGAACATGGATATAAAGCACAAAACATAGTAAATCATTTCAGATATTATAATTCTAACGAAATACAGTACAAAGGTTTAACGATACAAAGAATAAAATAGGAGTGAAACTTATGAAGAAGATATTAGGAGGGAAAGAACATAGCTGCATTAACTGCGGAGGAACTATGATATATATCCATGTACCTAGAATTGGAGTAGTAAGTCAATGTCGAGAATGTGGAAATTGTGTATCTGGAAGAGTTAGAGAAGAAGTAAAAATATATAGTTATGAGGAGAAGAGATAATGAAAGATACTTATAGATTAGGACAAATTATCAAGACTGATACAGAACAAAAGATGAAAAGAATGGTTAGTGGAGACATAGAAATATTACCTAAAGGAAGTAAGTTGTTAGTTACTAGAACTGGATTTAAGGTTCTTAACGGAGAATGTAAGGATCTTATAGTACCTCTTAATGGTAAGACAATAAAAGGTACTGATTATACAAATATAGCAAGAATGATTTATAACAGATTAAATGCAGTATATGGACTAGAAATGTATTTAGACGATGAAGAAATTGAGATGGATAGGTTCTTAGAAGAAATAGAAGATATTTTAATGGATATTTTATAGGGAGGACAGATGAAAAATAAATTAAATGTAATTAGATATTTAACAAATAGTACTTACGAAGAGTTAAATACAATCGAAGAATATAATAATTTCAAAAGAGTAGTAGAACCAGAAAGAAAAGATCAAACACTAGAAATAGGTGAACAACTAGCAGATAGAAAATACTTTGATACTCTATGGAGATACAAAAGTAAATATGGAGAAGGGAACAAACAAAAAGTAAAAGACAACTTGAAGATGATTAGAAGAATAACCTTAGAAATTGAAAAAAGTTTGTAAGGGTGAAATAAATGAGCGAAGATACAGAAAAAGTAGTAGAACTTGCGAAAGTTTATGTAAAAGCAGGTGAAACTTACATAAATTCTATTAAAAAAGCACAAAAGGAAGTTAGAAAACAGGAGATTGAGAAGTATGAAAGTTAAATTCACAATATTAACAAAACCATTACCAAAAGAAAGACCAAGATTAGGCAAGAACGGAAAAACATATACACCTAGCAGTACTAAGGTATTTGAACAGATATGCAGGTTAGCATATGGTAATAGATACTATTTTAATGGATATATAAAAGTAAAAATAGTATTTAAGTTAAAGGTACCAAAGAATTATTCTCAGAAAAAACGTGTACAAGCTTTAGAAGGAAAAATAAGACCTACAAAAGCAGATATTGATAATTACATCAAAAGTGTACTAGATGGATTAAATAAAAAAGCATGGACAGATGATAGATACATAGCAAAGATAGAAGCTGAAAAAATATTTGCAGAAAAAGATTGTATAGAAGTGGAAATAGAAAGCATTGGTGATTAAATGAAAATATTAATCTACACAGTAATAGCGATATTGATATTAGATATAGTTATCATACTTGCAAGAATTAGAATTGCTAATAATAAGTAGGTGATAATATGACTACAACATATATTGCTAGCTTTAGCGGGGGAAAAGATAGTGTAGCCATGGTATTAAAACTCATAGAAGAAGGTTGGCCGTTAGATAGAGTTGCATATATAGATATTGGTTTAGAGTTTGGAGAACAACGTAATATTATAAAAATTTGTGAAAGGAGATTTAAAGAACTTAAACCAGATCTAATATTTGACAGGATAAAACCTAAAAAGAGTTTTGAAGAATACTTCTACACAGTTAAGAAAAAAGGCAAGTTTAAAGGTCAGATTTATGGATGGCCATTTACAGCAGGCTTTAATAGTTGGTGTAACGATAGGCTAAAGCAAAGGCCTTTTAGAGAATATCAAAAGCAGTTTGAGGATACAATCATTTATTTGGGAATAGCAGCAGATGAACCTAAAAGACTTAAGAAGCTAGAAAGTAATAGAAAAGCACCTTTAGCAGAATGGGGAATGACAGAAGCTGATTGTCTTAAATATATAAAAGAAAAAGGATTTTGGAATCCAATGTATTGGAAATTTGAAAGGCAAGGTTGTTATTTATGTCCTAAACAAAACAATAGAAGCTTAAAGGTAGTAAGAAGAAGATATCCATTTTTATGGCAACATATGTTAGATATGGACAAGGATAGTCCGATACCTTTTAGAGCAGATGGAACGACATTAAGAGAATTGGATGATAGATTCAGATATGAAGAAAGTCAACGTATATTAGAGCCACTACCTCTTGTGGAGAGAGAATTGTTTTACAAGAGTGAACAAATAGAATTTTAACAATAGAATATGAGGTTAGTATGTTACTGTATTAATCTTATATTCTCAAATAATAATCAATTAATAATAAAAATAGAGGTGATTAAATGTTAGAGGATTTAAAAGAAATACTTAGCAACTTATATACACAGTATGGCTTAACAGACGACACTCTAAGATTAAGCCAATTACTAGATAAACTTATATATCAAGAAATGAAATAGGTGATGAAATATGAAGATAACAGAAATTGATTACGATTTCACAAGAATTTGTGATGAATGTGGAGATTTTATTAATCAAGGATTTGAGATAGAGATAACACAAATGGAAAATCCAATTGCATTATGCAATTATTGTGCGATTGAATTAAGTAAGTACTTACTACAAGAAACTTATTTGAATGATTAGAGGGAGGGAATAATAAATGATAATAAACAAATACATAGTTCATGTTCTAGATAGAAATAGCGAGAATCCAATTTTAAATGATTTTGAAGGAAAGGTTAGTTTAGAAATAGGTAACTTCTTTCGAAAGACAATCAAGGGAATAATAAAAGATACAGATCTAAGAAAAGCAGCATTCAACAATTATGAGGAAAACATAGTAAGACAGTGTAGTGAACAAATAATCTACGATGAAAAAAGTTTCATACAAAATTCAAAAGAAATAGCAAGTTACTTATTTGAAGCAATGAAAAATAATGATGAAATAACATCTTGTGACTTAGCAATAGTGATGTACACAAATAAAGACCAAAGAGGGGTTGCAATAGTCAAATTAGATTATAAAGGCTTAATACATCATGATATTGCATTAGTTGATGATAAGTTCAATGTTAGCATAAACAAAAATGAATCTGCTTTAAGCAATTCTAAACCTAAACAAGCAGCACTTATAGAGTCACATGGACTTAATGATGAATATCAACTAAGAGTACTGGACAAGCAGTATGAAAATATGGGGGTAGAATCTAAGTTTATTAAGAAATTTCTAGATGTAGAAAAAATAGTAGATGATAGTTACAAAACAAAAGAGTTTATAAAAGTTACAAATAAAGTGCTTGAGGTATGCTGCGGAAATGAACCTAAAAAGTTAGAAGATATAAAATCTCTAATGAATTATATGTTAAAAGAAAATAGTGTATTTGATATGGATAGATTTACAGGAAATATGGACAAAGATAAACGAGAGGGGCTTAAGGAATATCTAGAAGAAAAAGAACTGTATAAAGATTTTAATATAGATAAAAAAGTAGTTGAAAAGGCACTTGAAAACAGAACTATAAAGACTGATTCTGGATTTAAAATAAGTGCAAATTTAGTAGACTTTGAAGATCCTATGAAATATAGCCTAAGACAAAATGAAGATGGAACGTGCGATATAGTAATTAAAAATGTTAGTTTTTACGAAGGATAAATAATAACTGAATAGGGGTTAGTACTTGAATATTAACTCCTATTCTAAAATAGGGAGATGATGTAATGCTATTCAATAGAGCCTATATAAATGAGTTAAAAGCAGAGAATGAAAGACTTAAAAGAAAAAAAGAAGAATATGAAGACGGAATGATAAGATCTATGAGTTCAAAAGATTCTTATAAAAAGGCAAATATAAAATTGATAAATGACATTGGGAATTTAAAAAAAGATATAGAGAGTAAAGAAAATAGTGTATGCAACTTACTAGAAGCAAATAAGGAACTTAGTTTATCTAATAATTACTTAGAGAATAAGATAAAACTTCTAGAACAAGTTATAAAGCAACATGAAGAGAATGAATGCAGATTGAACCAGAAGGTTGTTAAATATAAAGGAATGCTTGATAAGATAGATAATTGCACTAGGATGCTTGAAGGGAGAGAGATGAATAAATCAGTTACGGCGGAAGAATTTGAACTTGGGTTCAATAAGTTTTGCGATAAAAATAAAGGCGACTATGATAAGTGTAAATCGAGTTGTAAATATTACGAAGTTTCGAGATATAATTGCGATTTGCTTTGGATATTAGATAACTACAATGTAACAAGAAAGGATAATAAATAAAATGGAATATACAGATTATAGACAAGCAGTAGAACACAATAAGGACTTATGCAGTACAATAGCCATGGAAGAGAATGCAGAGCTTATACAAGCTATTTCAAAGGCTAAGAGGGGCAAACTAGATAAAGATAATCTAGCAGAAGAAATAGCAGATGTATTGATTTGTATAGATTGGATTCAAGAAATATACGGAATAAGTCCGGCAGAAGTATATAGCTGGACGGATAGAAAAAAAGAAAGAATAGTTACAAGATTAAATACTGGTGAATTTAAGTAGGAATTAAATATTGTATTTTAAGTGGTACCGGCATAAATGTCGGTACCAGGAGGAGGAAATATAATGGGATTAAGTAGAATAGCTAAAGAATGCAAAGAATGCAAAGAATGTAGCTTTAAATATATATGCAATAAGAAAAAAATGGTAGCATATGCAGAAGCTCCTAACAGTATGAGCAACACGGAACAAGCAAGTCAACCTATAATAGCTAAATATACTCCTATAACAATTAACCTAGGTGGTGGCGAACAAGTTCAAACATCATTAGGGGAATTAAAAAAGCAGTTAGAAAAAGATTTTTATGAAAAATCAGGCTTAGGTATTTCAAAAATTAAATAAGTTAGGAGGAAATAAAATGTTTGACCCTATGAAAGAATTAATGGAAAAGTTTGCAAAAGAAGAAGATAGACAACGAAGAGAAATTGAACAAAATCCACTAGCTGCATACTCAACAACGGAGTTAAAGAAAGAGTTGAGAAGAAGAAAAGGGAAATTAAAATAGGAGGAACTTATGAGAATACATGAGCTAAAGATATTACCTAAGTACTTTGAAAGAGTGATTAAAGGTGAGAAAACTTTTGAAATAAGAAAAAATGATAGAGATTTTCAAACTGGTGATGAAATAGAGCTGAAAGAATTTGATAATATAAGAAATGAATTTAGTGGTAGATGTGTATTTGGAAGGATAAGTTATATACTCAATAGTGGAGAATATGGTCTAAAACAAGGATATTGTGTGTTTTCTTTTAAAATAAATAAAGTAGCTATGGAGGAATTGAAATAAATGAGGAAAGTTAAAGAAGGTAATGTTATATTTTTAATACCAAAACAACCAGATACAATGGATCTAAGATGTAGTTGTTGTGGAGTGATTAAGAATGAACTTGATATAGATGTTTTAGAAGGGGTTTATAGATGTGAATGTGGCTCAAGTAGTTTTATTCCACAAATTGATATAGAAGAAATGATGTAGAAGACTGGAGGGAATATACATGACAAAAGAGGAATTAAAGGAGTACATAGAAACTAAAAGAGAAATAAAAATAATTGAAGAAAAGATAGAATTTCTTAAAGAAAAGAAAACTAGTATAAAATCAATGATAATAGATGATATGCCTAAACCAGAACCGGAGCAGGATAGATTAGGAGAATTACTAGGAGAAATAGAAGAATTAATAGATATATATAATAAAAAGCAGGACAAGTTATTTAAACAACAGATGAAAATAGAAAAATGTATAGATAAAATAGAAGATTCAATAGATAGAAATATAATGAGACTTAGATATTTAGAAGGTATGAAGTGGGAAAAGATATGTGTTGAAGTTAATTATAGATGGGCACAAATACATAGACATCATAAAAGTATATTAGAAAAAATATGTGAGAAACAAAATGATGATATGAAATGATACTATAAGCCATGATAATATTGTATTATGGAAGATTAAATAAAGAAATGACTTAAATTCTCATACAAATTTAAGTTGTCTGTCGAGGGAAAGGTACGGTAAAGCCTTCCCTCAATATGTTAGCATTGGATTATAAGGGATTAAATCATATCGAAGGCCAAGAATGATATTAAAAACTTATCTTTAGTTCGATTCTAAAGGCTAACCAATACGTATTAGACTGGATGATAACAGTATAAAATTAATCAAGCCATATAATTTAAACGGCAAAATTATGGACGTAATCCGTAGATGTAGGTTCGAATCCTGCTATGGCTTCAATAGAAGGAAAACTAATAAACCCAACATAAAAGTTGTAAAAATATAAATTAATCGTAGGGTAATGCGATTAACATTTACTTAAAAATAGTAGTAGTAACAAATAGTTTAATTATTTCAATAAACACTATATATTGTATAACCTATAATTAAAGCCTAGTTCTAACATCGCTAGGCTTTCTTTGTGGGAATGGTGGACCAATAACCTTTCATGTTATGTTGTAGTTCGATTCTACAAATTCCCTTGTGTAATTTACTCATAATATTCCCTCATTAAGAGCAGCTAATAATTTAGTTGCTCTTTTTATTATGTTTGAAAGGTGTGTTGAAAATGAAACGTTGGATTGATGCAGGATTAATAGCCGAGGTTACAGAGATGCCAGAAGATTTATTTAAGTATGATGATCTAATGAAATCTGTACCTAACTTTGATAAGACTGATGGTGCAAAGAAAGTGTATTCAAGAAAAGAATATATTATATTGGCAGTTAAGAATGGATATATAGTTTATAATACTTTAAAACCTTTTGAAAAATCTCATACGCATCTTCGTTCATTCAATATGTCAAAGACTATTATAGAAAACTGTATCAATAAAAGAACACCTAAAACAAATAACTTATATTTGCTTGAAAGTCACGTTAGAGTAAGTAGTGATGCTAAGTATATAAAGTTAGTAGAGGAATTGATTGAAGCTAAAAGAGATAAAGATAAATTGAAATATAGAAATAAAAATATAAAAAAGTAAAGACTTGAGTATTAGAGTGTTTTATAATGTAAAAAGGGGGGATATTATGGATTGGAAAGAAACTATACATTTGGAATGTAAAAATTATATATGTGGTTATTGTGGCTTGAACGTTGGAAATGATAGGGGTTTTCATACTGATGAAAGAATTGGTATGTTAGGTGGTTCATATCGTGAATATAACATATATATATGCCCAAAGTGCAATAAACCAACATTTTTTGATGATAAAGAAAAGCAATATCCAGGAGTGAAAATTGGTTCAAATATTCAAAATATAACACATGAAGAAGTAGTAGATTTATATAAAGAAGCTAGAAATTGTTTTAGTGTAGATGCATTTACTTCAGTAGCTTTATGTTGTAGAAAATTGCTAATGAATATATCTGTTAACCTAGGAGCAAATGAAAATGAATCATTTTTTTATTATGTTAATTGGTTAGATAAAAATATGTATATACCACCAAATTCAAAAGGGTGGGTAGATCAAATCAGAAAAATAGGAAATAATGCAACCCATGAAATTAATATCATAAGCAAAGAAGATGCAGAAAAAACTATGAAATTTATTGAGATGTTGTTGAAAATAGTGTATGAACTTCCTGCTATGTTGAATAATCAAGAAGAATTCTAAAAATAGGGTTCTTTTTTATTAAATATATAATGAATTTTTTATATGAATTAACAAAATATAGAAAAAAGTGATATTATATACTTTTGGAGGTGATATTATGACTAAAACCAACGTGGAAATAGTAAAATTTAACGATATTAAATACCTAATAAACTCAACTTCTAGAAAGTACAATAATTTTAAAGATTTTTCTATAGTTAACAATTTAAAAAACGAAGGTACATATATAGTATATTTAAATTTTTATGATACAGAAATTGAGTATAGACAAGAATGTATTCAAGTAGAAATTATAAAAAATGTTTTGCATAGAGAAATAGGTGATGCTATTAAAAATGCAGAAAATGATTTTGATAATTTTATAGGTCAAGAGATAATAGAAAATATAGAAAAAATTAATTTTGTTGATATTATATTGAAATATAAGACAAATAGAACTGTTAAAAATTTTAATCTTAGTCACTTGAAGAGAAGTAGTTGTGGACATAATTATAAAACAAATATAAGTGATATTTATTTTAGAATTACATGTTATGATCCTACAGATATATACGATTTAGTACGTGAGGGAAAAACTGATAAAGAACTATATATTGAGAGTAATGAAAACGGCATGTTGATAAGTTTATTTGACAATAATAAAGCTATATTGTTAGGGAAAGATGATAATAGCGTAAAGGATATATTGTATTTTATTGAATATGAAAAAGATAGTGCAGGATATATAATATCTAAATATGATGAAAAAGATAATAATAATTGGAATAACAAAAGAGTTGTTGTTGAAAAAATAGAAACATCATCTATAAATACAAAAGATTTATCGGACGAGATAGTATGTTTTTTACAAGAAAAATTTAATGTAGTAATTGATAATCAATCAAAGATAAGGTTGGAAGAAGAATTAAAATGGAGACTTAATAATAAAAATAAAAAACAATAAAATATAATCTAAAGAACTCTAGTTATAGGGTTCTTTTTTTATGCTTAAATATAAAGGTAATGAGGTGGTGATATGGCTAGAGTAAGAAGTCCTAATAGAGATAAAGCTTATGAAATATATAAACTAAATAATGGAGAAATCTTACTTAAGGATATTGCTACTCAACTTGGTGTGAAAGATACTCAAGTTAGAAAATGGAAATCTCAAGATAAATGGGAAGAAAAACTAAAAGGAACGTTACCTAAGGAGAAAAGGAACGTTAATAATAAAAAAGTAACTAAAAAGAAGGCAGAAAAACAAGCTGATTTTAATGAAGTTGAGTCGGTATTAGAAAATACTGAACTTACTGAAAAACAAAGATTATTTTGTATTTATTATATAGAGGATTTTAATGCTACAAGAGCGTATCGCAAGGTTTATGGATGTAGCTATAATACAGCTAAAACAGAAGGTTCTAAATGCCTAACAAAACCTAACATAAAATTAGAAATAGATAGACTGACTGAAGAATGCTTACAAGAACAAGAAATTAATTCTAAATTACTTAATAAAAGATTATTTCAAAAGTATATGAATATAGCTTTTTCTGACATAACTGATTTCTTAGAATTTAATAGTGAGAAAGTAGAAGGAGAGTTTGGGCCATATCTAAAAAATAGTGTAGTTCTAAAAGATAGTACTCAGCTGGACGGAACTCTTATAAGTGAAATATCTGAAGGTAAAGATGGAGTTAAAGTTAAATTATTAGATAAAATGAAAGCGTTAGATTGGTTAGACAAACACATAGGATTGGCTTCAGAAGAACAAAAGGCAAGGATTGAAAATATAAAAGCTAAAACTAATAAGATAACAGGCGATAACACCGAGGTAGAAGATACATCAGAAACGGATAGTGATATTTATGGCTGTGACTAAAAAGAAAACAATATACTTTAAATTTTCTGATAAGCATAAAGAATATATTAGGAATTGCGCTAAAAATACTTATAATTTTGCAGAAGGAGCGGTAAGAGCTGGTAAAACTGTTGATAATGTTTATGCTTTTGCTCATGAGATTAAAGATACTAAAGATAAAATACACTTAGCTACAGGTTCAACAAGTGCAAATGCTAAATTAAATATAGGTGATGCTAATGGATTTGGCCTTGAATATATTTTTAGAGGACAATCTCACTGGGGAAAGTATAAAGGCAATGAATGTTTATACATTAAAGGTCCAAGTACAAAATACAAGCAGAGAATAGTAATATTTGCTGGTGGTGCTTTAGCTAATTCATATAAAAAGATAAGAGGGAACTCTTATGGAATGTGGATAGCAACAGAAATCAACTTACATCATGATAATACTATAAAAGAAGCTTTTAACCGTTTGATTGCAGCTAATAAAAGAAAAATATTTTGGGATTTAAACCCGGACAATCCTAATGCAACTATATATACAGAGTACATAGATAAATATGATAAGTTAAATCAGAAAGGTGAACTATTAGGAGGATATAACTATCAGCATTTTACTATAGACGATAATATAACAATATCAGATGAACGTAGAGAAGAGATAAAATCACAATATGATAAAACTTCTATTTGGTATCAAAGAGATATTCTAGGTAAAAGATGTATAGCTGAAGGACTTATATATAGGCAATTTGCAGATAACACGGAAAAATATAAAAATAATGAAGTTAAAGATTTAATGATGATTAATGTAGGAGTTGACTTCGGAGGGAATAAATCTGGACATTCTTTTGTTGCTACTGGAATAACACCAGGATATAGAAAAATAAAACCGTTGTCTAGCGAAAGACATTTTGGAGATATAGATCCTAAAAAGCTAGGGCAATTATTTGTAAGCTTCTTACAGAAAATTCTAGATAGATATGGGTTTATAACTTGTGTTTATTGTGATAGCGCAGAACAAGTTTTAATAAGAGGATTAAGAAGTTCAGCCATTGAAGCAAGGTTAGGGCATATTCATATCAGAGATGCACTTAAATCATCTATTACAGATAGAATACAACTTACTTGTATGTTGATAGCTCAAGATAGATTTGAATATACAGATGATTGTGCTACTTTAGAAATTGCTTTATGTGGGGCAATATGGGACCCAAAGGAACTTACTGAAAATGTAAGGTTAGATGATGGTACAAGTGACATAGATACACTTGATGCATATGAATATTCAATAGAAAAATATACTAATAGGCTATTACCTAGAAAAAGATAGAAAATCGCAGGAGGAATAAGCCATGTTTGAAAAAATAAAAAACTTTATAAAGGGGGTGCTAAAAAAGTTGAATAAGAAACCAATCATTGAAAAAGAACTTAATATTGAAGTTGCTGTATCAGATGAAATGATAAAAGCTATAGATTTATGGACTTCAATATATAACAATAAACCTCCTTGGATAAATGAAAATGTAAAAACAATAGGATTAGCCCCTGCTATTGCTGGAGAATTTGCGAGGCTTGTAACTTTAGAGTTGGAAAGTGTAATTACAGGAAATGATTACATAAATGAACAGTATCAAATAGTTATAGAAAGAATAAGAGATTATTGTGAATTTGCTTGTGCAAAAGGTGGAGTGGTATTCAAGCCTTATATAAGCGATGAAGATATAGCGGTTGATTTAGTTCAAGCTGAAAACTTTTATCCTACATCTTTTAATAGTAAAGGTGAAGTAACAGGAGCGATATTCTTAGAGTTTAAGCAAGAAGGTAAAAAGACATATACAAGAGTTGAATATCATAACTTGACAAAACAAGGATATTATATTTCAAATACTGCATATGTAAAAGAAAATTACAATGGAGCTTCTTTGAACAATAATAATGATTTAGGTGATCAAGTGCCTCTTGGTGCAGTAAAAGGCTGGGAAGATTTAGAGGAAGAAGCTCTTATTAAAAACGTAGATAAGCCTTTATTTTCTTATTTTAAGATTCCTATAGCTAATAACATTGATACATCAAGTCCACTGGGAGTTAGTGTTTACAGCAGAGCTACAGATTTAATAGAAGAAGGAGATAAACAATATAGTAGGATACTTTGGGAATATGAAGGCACAGAGCTTGCAGTTAATGCAGGTATAGAAGCTTTTGCATTAGATAGAGAAGGTAATCCTAAAATACCAGTAGGAAAAGAAAGACTATATAGAACCTTTGATATAGGAAATGGTTCTAATAATAAGCTTCTTGATACTTTTAGTCCAGATATTAGAGACGCCCCACTATTTAACGGATTAAATCAATTACTTAGAAAAATAGAGTTCAATTGTGGATTAGCATATGGAACTTTAAGTGATGTACAGGAGACAGCTAAGACAGCTACTGAAATAAAAACAAGTAGACAAAGAAGTTATGTGACTGTAAGTGATATTCAAAAGGCTTTAGAAAAATCTTTAATAAATTTAGCTTATGCAATGAATGTGTGGGCCATGCTTGCTGGATATTCTAAGACTAGTAAATATGATATGTCATTTAAGTTTGATGATAGTTTAGTAATAGATAAAGATACAGATTTGCTAAGTATGCAAAATGATGTAGCTTCTGGACTTATTAGGCCAGAGTTATATATCATGAAAAAATATGGAGTAACTGAGGAAGAAGCTCTTAAAATGATGCCGAATAATCAAGAACTAGATGAAGTTGATGATTTAGAATAGGTGATTAAATGTTAACACCAGATTATCTTAAAAAAGCTCCAGATTATATAGTTAAACTGTATCAAGAGTTAGAAGATTTTATTATTGAAGATATATCAAGAAGGATTGCTAAAGCTGGGAAAATTACTAGTACAGCAGAATGGCAATATATAAAAGCTCAAGAAATAGGACTAAGCGAAAGAGAAATAAAAAAGAAAATAAAAGAGATGCTTAAAAAGTCAGATAAAGAAATAGATAAATTATTTAAAGAAGCAGCAGAAGAGTCTATTAAATTTGATAATAAAATATATGAAAAAGCTAATCTTAAGACTATCAGTTTAGATGGCTCTAAAATGTTACAAGACTATGTAAAAGCATTTAAGAAACAGACAAAAGGAGAATTAAAAAATATAACTAATTCATTAGGATTTTGCACAAAAGAAGTAAATGAAAAAATAAAAAGCAGATTGTTAACTCAAGCTTATATAAAACATATGGATTTTGCACAACTTCAAATATCAAGTGGAGCTATAGATTATAATACTGCTATTAGGAATACCGTAAAGGAACTTTCAAAAAGCGGAGTTCAATTTATTAATTATGATAGTGGTTGGCATAATAGATTGGATGTAGCTGTAAGAAGGTCAACATTAACAGGACTTAATCAGATGTCTCAGAAAATGACAGAAGGCTTAATGGAAGAAATGAACTGCGAATATGTAGAAGTGTCTGCACATCCTGGAGCTAGACCAACTCATGAAGAATGGCAAGGTGGAGTATATCAAATGAATGGGAGTTCTTCGGAATATCCTAACTTTGAAGATACTACAGGCTATGGAAGCGCAGATGGTTTAGGTGGGTATGGTTGTAGGCACAGCTTTTTTCCGTTTTTCCCAGGTATAAGTACAAGGACTTATTCAAAAGAGGATTTAAAGAATATAAATCCATATGAAAATATAGATTATAATGGTAAAACTTATACTTATTATGAAGCTACACAAAAGCAAAGACAATTAGAAAGAGATATAAGAGCAAGTAAAAGAGAGTTAGTAGGATATAAGGCTATAGGAGATAATCAAGCATTTGCAAATGCAAGTATCAAGCTACAACAACAGAAAGAAGCTTATAATTCTTTTAATAAAGCTGTTAACTTGAAAGCAAATAATGCAAGAACTCAGGCTAATGGATTTGGAAGGAGTATAAGTCAAAAATCTGTTAATAATTATAAATCTGTTGAAAAAGAAGCTAATAGGTTATACAATTTAGGTAGTAGCAAAGATAATATAAAAGCTTACTTGAGAGACAAACCAACGAGAGATATTTTAGAGAAACGTAACATACAATTTGTTCAAAGAATTAACGAAAAGGAAGTAATTGTTAAACTAGATAAGCCGAATATAACCGGTGTGAGAGAGCATATTTATGATAATATGAAGGTAAAAGAAGATAGAAAAAATATGACACCAAGTAAAGGGCAAGAATTTGTTGATAATGCTAAGTTAGTACTTTATCAAGAACTTAACGAGACGATTAAATTCTTAGCAGACAAAGGCTATACAGTGTTAAATTTGGACTATGAGTTAGTAACTATAGTTCCACAAAAATGGAGAAATAAATATAATAAATATATTTAATTTAAATTGAGGTGATAATCAAATGGCTAGAGCAGAAGAAAAAAAATATTGTCCATTACTAAATCAAGAAATAACTCGAATGATATGCTATGAAGTTGGTGAAGTAAGAGATGATAATATGGACATGGAGATTTTTGCACTTGATTCATTTGACATAGAAGAAGCAAATGAAAAATGTGAAAAATGCAAATGGTATATGACAATAATAGAATAATAAAAAAGCATTTACTAAAAGTTAAGAGTAGGTGTTTTTTTTATGTGTAAATTTAGGAGGTAAGTAATATGTTATGGAATGAAGCTTTTAAATTAATGAAAGAAGGAAATGAAATAAAACTACCTTCATGGGGCGGTTACTGGTATTGGGATAAAGACAAAGAAACAATAATTATACATGCAAAGATGATAATAAGTTAGACATAAGAGAAACACAAATTCCAGATAAATATTCCAAAATGACAAAGCCTTATTTATTTATAAAAACTGCAGATGATAATAGAATACAGTGGGTAACTTCTCAAGCAGATGTATTCGCAGAGGATTGGATGTTTTATAATGAATAAAAATAAGATTTTAGTAATTACTTTATATACAATAACAAGCTTATTTATGATATTAGGTATATTTTTCATGCTAATGCTAATTAGTTTTATGTTACCACTTGAGTACACGATAAATCCAAAATTATTTATAATTATATTATCAATAATGACGGCCGTTATGTATGTAGGTTTAATGAAAATGATAGATAAAGTTGATCCAAAGTCCTTATAGGGCTTATTTTTATGTCTTTTTATTACTTATAGACGTAAAAGAATAAGTAAATTACTAAAAAATAAGAGATGTGAACTCGTAAAAAACGTAGTTTGGAGGTAAATATATGAAAAGAGAATTTTTAAAAAATTTAGGCCTTACTGATGAACAAATAGACAGCATTATGGCTGAAAATGGTAAGGATATAGAAAAACATAAAGCTTCATTAGATAAAGCTAATCAAGACTTAGAAACAACAAAGGAAAAAGTAACAGGACTTGAAATGCAGTTAGCTGATGCAAATACTCAAATACAGCAGTTTAATGATATGGACATTGAAGGTATTAAAAAATCAGTTGATGATTGGAAAGCTAAATATGAAGCTGATACAGAAAAACTTAATAAGCAGTTAACAGATAAAGATTACGAGTATAACTTAAAAGAGTATACAGGTAAATTTAAATTTGCTAATGAACGTGTTAAGAACTCTATTATTCAAGATTTAAAAGAAAAAGATTTTAAACTTGAGAATGGAGTCTTTTTAGGTGCTGATGACTATATGAAGCAGTTACAAGAAAGTGAGCCAACTTCTTTTATAGCTGATGAACCTAAAGATCCAGTACCACAAATTATTAAACCTGGTGGAGGAGATCCATCACCTAAAAATAATGGCTTTGGTTTTGCAAATATGTTTTCTGGTGTAAGACCAAGAGAAGAAAAATAATAAAAGAAGAGAGGATGATTTAAATGACTAATTATGCTACAGAATATTCGAGGGAATTAGCTCAAGCTTTCCCATATGTACTATACTTTGGAGATTTATATAATACTCCTAACAACGGAAGATATAAGTGGGTAAATGCTAAAACAATAGAAATACCAGTAATAACTACTACAGGAAGAAAAGATGCTAATAGGGATTCTATAATGGCAGCTGCTAAAAGACATGGTAATGAGTGGGAGCCTAAGACACTTACTAATGAAAGATATTGGGATACATTAATACATCCTATGGATATAAACCAAACTAACATGGTGTTATCTATAGGAAATATAACTAAAGTATATAATGAAGAGCAAAAGTTCCCAGAAATGGATGCTTACACAATATCAAAAATATACGCTGATTGGACAGCAAGAAGTAAAACAGCGACTGCATTAGCTTTAACAGCAGAAAATATACTAGGTCAATTCGATGCCATGATGGAAAAAATGGATAATAAGAGAGTTCCATCCATGGGAAGAATACTTTATGTTACACCTGCAATAAAAACATTATTGAAAAATGCTAAAGAGATTGTAAGAAATATAAGTATAGATAAAGGAATTGCTTCTACAATACAAAGAACTGTATCAAGAATAGACGAAGTTAAAATAGTAGATGTTCCAGAAGAGTTAATGAAAACTACATATAACTTTACTGAAGGATGGGTTGCAGGAGCAGGAGCTAAGCAAATACAAATGTGCTTAATACATCCAGTGGCTGTAATAACACCAATAAGCTATGAATCTGCTTGTTTAGATGAGCCATGTGCTAAGACTCAAAATAAATACTATTACTATGAAGAATCTTTTGAGGATGTATTTATATTAAATAAGAAATCTGATGCTATAGACTTCGTTATAGAAGCAGCAGTATAGAAAGAAGGTTAAATTATGCTTACTGTAAGAAAACAAAATAAAGAATTAACTATATTGGACTCTCAGAAGGAGTCCTTTTTAGATCTTGGATATAGTGTCATAGATAAAGAAGGGAATGTAACTGAAGTTGGAAAAGCTACTGAGCTTGGAAATTTAAAAGAAGAAAACGAAACTTTAAAAACAGAAGTAGCTAAATTGAAAGATAAAGTTAAGAAGCTTCAAAATGAAAATAAAAAATTAAAAGAAGAAAAAGAAGCAAATAAGGAATAGGGGCTGAGGGTATGGAATATGTAACTTATCTTGAATATACAGAGTTTTCTAAGGGTAAATCCATACCCGAAGAAAGCTTCAATGACTTAATTGGATTTGCGTGGGATTTTATAGATTGTATAACATTAAACAGAATACATAGTCTTGAAAGTATACCTACCGGCGTTTATAAAGCTGTATGTGTTGTAATAAATGAAAAATATAAAATAGATAAAGAAAAAGAAAATGGTGTTGTTACTCAAGAAAAAATAGGTGATTATTCTGTTAGCTATCATATAAATGAAGATGCTAAAGCTTCTGAAACTAGACGATTATATAATGTAGCCAAAATGTATTTAGCTTCTACATGTCTTTTATTTAGGGGTGTTGGAATATGAAGTTTAATGAAAATATAACTTTATATAATGCTTATTATGATAAAACTAGTGATGCATTAAAATATAGGAGAACATATATAAGAGGTGTAAGTTTTCAAGGGAAAAGAGCTTTAAGTTCAGCTAGTAAAGATTTATTAGCAAATGATAATGCTTATAACATATACATACCATTTAATGCAGATATAGAAGATAAAATCTATGTGAGGCCTAAAGAATATGAAAAACTAAGTGAAGCTGAGAAAGAGAAATATTTTACTTTTAACAATGATGATAAAATAGTTAAAGGTATCATAGATTTTGAATTGACAGGTAGAAAGCCTAATAATATAGCTTATTTAGAAAACTCATATGATGATGTTGTTAATATAACTAGTATAAGTATAAATGATTACTGTAGTGAGAAATTAAGGCATTGGAAGGTAGGTGCTAAGTAATGGCTAAAGTAAAATTAAAAATGGAACCTTTGCAAAAGATTTTAACTGCTAGAAGGCTACAAGAAAATGGAGAGGGACAAAAGTTTTTATCTAGTCAAGTAAAAAAATTTTGTGATCCTTATGTACCGTTTCAAGAAGGCCCGCTTAAAAATACAGCAGTAGTTAATACAAAGAGCGTAATTTATCCGTCTATTTATGCTAGATATCAATACTACGGAGTTAGTAAACTAGGTAAACCACTTAACTATGGCCACCCTCCTTTGAGAGGAAAGATGTGGGATAAAAGAATGATGGCAGATAAAGGTCCGGAACTTGTAAGTTCTGTTGCAAAATTCTGCGGAGGAAAATCTAAATGACAATTTTAGAAGCAATAAGAAATTATATTAAAGAATGCCCCTATTTAAGTGAATTTAGTAGGGGCATTAATGTTGATTACCTAGGTGAAAATACTAATAGTTATTCAATTGAAAGTATTCCAGCTACACCAATAGTTCGAAGATATGTAGATGGTTCAAGTATAAGACAATTCTTATTTGTATTTTCAAGCCGAGAAGCTTATGGCCAAGATGCTTTTCAAAACTTAGAAAACATAGGGTTTTATGAACTCTTTTCAAAATGGATAGAGCAACAAAATAGATTAAGAAAACTTCCTGATCTAGGAGAAGGAAAAACAGTAAGAAAAATAGAGACTCTTACTACTGGTTATACTGGTGAAATCATGGATATGCAAATGGATAAATGTAGGTATCAGATACAATGTAGGATAGAATATTTTCAAGATAAAGGAGTGAGTTAATATATGCAAACAATATTTAGATATATGGAAGCTGATTATTTAAAGAAAGCTGGAACAGAAGGAACTTATATATTCATGGGAGCTGGATATACTGCTCTTGATGAAAGTCCCGGAGCAGAGATGGATGAAAAGACTTATATACATAATAAAACATCTTCTTCTACGGTAAAGGGGTATAAAAGAAAATTTCCTTTTACTGCAGAAATGATAAAGGACGAAGCTACAATAATGGATTTATGGTCAGTAGCTAGAGATAGTAAGACAGGAGTAGATGCAGAAAGAGATTATGTAAAAGCTGATTTATATAGCCCTGTTGAAAGCAAAGCGAATACATACAAGGCTAGAAAGTTTAAAGTTAGTGTTGAAATATCAGATAAAAAAGGTGATGGCGGAGAAATACTTGAATTAACAGGCAATCTTAATGCTGTAGGTGACCCTGTATTAGGTGAGTTCAATACAAGCACTTTGACTTTTACTGCTGATAGTGAATTAACACCAGCATAATTTAGGAGGATTAAATAATTATGATATTAAAAATTAACAATGAAGAAATTGAATTAGACTTTGATGTGTATGATGTAGATACATCTGAAAAATATGAGGATGCATTAAAAGAGGTTATACAAGGAAATGAATCGTTAGAAGATAATGCGAGTACATCTCAAATAATAAGAGAACAATGTAAATTAGTTTTTAAGTTTTTCAACGATATATTTGGTGAAGGTACTGACAAAGATGTATTTGGGGACAAGGTAAATTTAAGAATATGTTTAGATGCGCTTGAACAAGTTATAGCAAATGCTAATACTCAAGTTGAGGGTATGAAGAATAGAGTAAATAAATATTCTCCAAATAGAGCTCAAAGAAGAAAGAAAATGTAGGTTATGGAGTGTAATATACTTATTGATAAATTACCTAATTTAGTTAATATAGCTGGTGCGAAGTTTGTTATTAATACAGACTTTCGCACTGGTATTTTATTTGAAAAAATGATGCTAGATAAAGAAATAGAAGAAGATGAAAAATCAAAGTTAGCTATAAATCTTTATTATGACAATGAGGAAAATAGGCATTTAAGATATATTATAAATAACATGAATAATAAAGATGAAGCTACAGATAAATTACTTTGGTTTTATAGGTGTGGTAGAGAAGAACACGAAGTCGTAGGAAGTAAAAAAAGTTACTCATCAAGTAGTAGTAAAAATATTTATGATTATGACTTCGACCAAGAATATATATATTCAGCATTTTTAGAGCAATTCAATATAGATTTACAAGATATAGAATATTTACATTGGTGGAAATTTAGAGCATTATTTAATTCTTTAAATGAAAATTGTAAATTCTCTAAGATATTAAATTATAGAAGTATAGATCTAAGCAAAGTGAAAGATAAAGATGAAAAAGAATTTTATAAAAATATGAAGGCTTTATATGAAATACCTACTAAGATAAGTAAGGAAGAGAAAGAAAAAGTTGATGCTATAAATGAAGCTCTTAGAGCTGGTAAAGATATAAAGAATCTGTTGTAAAAATGATTTCGCTATAATACTATTACAGTATATAGGGAGGGGATTATATGAAAAGTTCATTTAAGAAATTTTTCGATTTTGAAAGCAAAGTAGATGGAAAATCAGTAAGTGATATTAAAAAGGAACAAAATACGGTAAAAACAATAGGGGAAATCATGGATGAAAAGGAAGGAAAACAAATACCGAAGAAAAGGTTAAGTAATAAATTAACTGGACGTGAAAAGATATTAATAGTAATGGTTATTTTTTTCTTTATTGCATACTGTGGAGCTAGTAGTCAGAGAGATACTTATCGAGAACAATTAAAAACATTAACGCAAGAAAAAGCAGAATTAGAAAGTAAAGTTACAAATCTCGAAGAAGAAAATGATGAACTACAAAGTAAAGCAGTTGAAACTGAATCTACTGAAAAAGTGACTGACAAAATAGATATATCGAATATGAGTGTGTATGCATCATTTTATAATGGTTCCGAAATATATGGCGGACATGTTCACAAAGACTATGATTGTTTGTTTTGTAAAAAAGAGTCACTTGGAAGTAAATTAGATGTTCAAGAAGTAGATATCAATGAATTAAATCAGATAGAAAAATATAAAAGTATAAGATTTTGCTCTATGTGTTTTCCAGAGCCTTATTGTGGAAATAGCATAACTGGAGTGGTTAACAATTAAATAGATTTTAAATTAAGCGCTTACTTTTTAGTAGGTGCTTTTATTATGCCTAAAAACAAGGAGGTGAAAATGTATGAGTGATGGTCAAATTATTATAGATACCGCCTTGGATAGTAAAGGAATAGAACAAGGAATTAAAGAGCTTAGTGGCATTGCAAATAAAGGATTAAAAGGTTTACTAGATCAATTTTCTAAAATATCCCCAACAGCAAAAACAGCGACTTTAGGAGTAAGTGCTTTAGTTGCTGGATTTAAAGCTTTTCATCAATTAGGAACTACTGCACTTAAAGAAGTAGGAGGCGCTTTATCTAGTATAGGTTCAATAGCACTTGATGTAGGAAAGCAGATATGGGATTCTCTCGCACAGATAGGACAGTTTCCGACATCGATTAATGATGTTATTTCTGAATATACTTCTTATAATTCAACAATGAAAGAGGTAGAAGCTATATCTGGAGCTACAAAAGAAGAATTTAAGCAACTATTAGATGTTACAGCTAAGCTAGGTAGAGAAACTCAGTTTACAGCAACTAATGCAGCAGAAGGTCTTAAATACATGGCTATGGCTGGATGGAGTGCAAAAGAGTCTATGGATGGATTACCTTCTGTACTTAGACTAGCTCAGATAGGTTCAGCGGATTTAGGTACTACATCAGACATAGTAACAGATACAATTACAGCAATGGGAATGAGTGCGACAGACTGTGGAGATATGGTAGATATGTTTGCTGCTACTATTACAAAAAGTAACACTACTGTTGAAATGATGGGAGAAACAATGACATATGTCGCTCCCATAGCTGGAAGTTTAGGTGTACAATTTGAAGATTTAGCTTTAGCAACTGGATTACTTGCAAATGTGGGTATTAAAGCTAGTATAAGTGGTACTTCTCTTAGAACTATGCTTACAAATTTAGCATCTCCAACAGATAAAGCAGCTACAACCATGAAAAAATATGGAATTTCAATGAAGGAAACAAATGACGGCTCTGTTGACTTAGATGCCACTATGCAGAATTTAAGAAAAAGCCTAAGTAGTTTGCCTCTTAAAAAACAAGCAGAAGCTGCTAAAAATCTTTTTGGTAAAACTGGCATGGCTGGTGGACTTGCGATTATAAATGCTAGTGAAAGCGATTATAAAAATTTAAAAACTGCCATTGAAGGTTCTACCGAGTCTATGACTTATTGGAAGAAAGAATGTGAAAAGGCAGGAATGACAGAAGAACAAACTGCTAAGAGGTTGGACGAATTACATAATGTATTTACTGAATCGAAGGATATGGCAGATGCTCTTAATATAAGTTCTACAGATTTAACTAAGTCAATTTCTCTATTAGGCAAAGATGGTAAAGTAACAAGTGGAAATATTGAAAATTTATTTACTGTATTTAATAAGTTGAACAATGCTACTGAGGAACAAAAAGTATTGATGAAAAAATACGGTATAGAATTAGTAAAAAATGATGATAACTCATTAAATTACGACAAGTCACTTAAAAATATAGTTACTTCATTGAGAGATAAAACAGATGCAGAAAGAGAAGCTATATTAACAGGATTAGATCTAGCAGGTTCAATTGAAGAAATTAATGAGCTATGTGCTCTTACTCCAAATGAGTTCAATAAAACAATTAAAGCAATAGAAGAAACTCAAAGTGCAGCAGAAAAAGCACAGAAGATAATAGATGAGTCATTAAAAGGTTCTATTATGAGATTAGGTTCCGCTCTTAGTGGTTTAGGCCTATCTATAATGAGTGAATGTGCTCCTGCTTTAGGTAAATTTTGCGACTTAATGGCTGAAAGTGCAACTTTACTTCTTAATGGAGATGTAGATGGAGCTGTTACAAAATTTACTAAGGGATTAAAAAGTGAATTTAAAAATATACCTAAGATAATGTCAAATGCTTTTAAAGGTATTGAGAGTTTTGTGGTTAAACAAGGACCTAAACTTTTTGATGCTGGTAGTTCATTGCTTAAAAATATATGTAAAGGTATAACTGGTAATAAAAAAAGTATTAGTGGTGCACTAGATAGTGCTGTAAAACAAGGTGCTGAGTTTATAAGTAAAAATGCTCCTGATTTAGGTGATGCAGCTATAAGTATAATAGATAGCTTATCGAAGTCATTTGACAAGAATAAAGGTGATATAGGTGATGCTTTATACAAAGCAACAAATGAAGCAGTAAAGGTGTATCTTGAAACTAAAAAGTTAGAGTGGAAAGTTAAAATTAATCTAATACCGCAAATAGTATTAGGTGCTATGGAAACTGGAAACGCTACAACTAAAGCTGAGGATTCTGGGAATTCACCTCTTGGTTTTTCTGGGGCAAAAGAAGATTATGCAGGTACAAAATCTTTAAAAGACTGGTTTGAAGATTTATTATCTGCTATAACTCCAAAAGCAGATGCAGCAGAAATAGAAAATGAAGGGAAAAAAGTAGGAGAAAAGGTAGTTAATGGAGCAAAAGACGGAGCTATAACATCTATACAAGATGCAACTAAAGAAATACAGCAATCAGCAACGAATATGTATAATGGCGCTAAAACATCATTTTCAAAATTAGCAGAAGTAGGAACTCAATCAGCTTCTCAAATGTATAACGGTATGAGAACTTCGTTTACAAGTCTTGCTAGTGTAGGTAAACAATCTATGACAGATATGTATAATGGATGTAAAACAAGCTTATCTGGACTTAGAAATATTGGGACTACACAGATGATAAGTCTTAAAAACGTTACAAGAACACAGTCAACAGAAGCTAGAAATGCGTTTACAACTCAATTCATAAGCCTTAGAAAAGTTGCTAGTACTCAAAGTAAAGAGGCTAGAGATGCTGTAACAACTCAAATGATAAGCATGAAGAAAGTAGTAAGTACTCAATCAAGAGAAGCAAGAAATGCATTTACGACTCAAATGATAAGTATAAAAAATGTAGCTAGAGTTCAATCTCAAGAGGCAGGAAGATATATAGCTACTGGGTTGGCTAGTGGTATTAGGAGTGGGACATCAAGCGCTGTCAGCGCAGCAAGAAGTATGGTTGCTCAAGTCAATGCAATAGTAAAAAGTGTAGCTAAAATAAATTCTCCTTCAAAGGTAACTACTGAATATGGTGAGTTCTATGCAGAGGGACTTGGTGTTGGTATTAAAAATAAAACTCCTGAACTATACAAAACTGCTATGAATCAGATTCAAGGGCTTAATAATAGAATGAAATCTGCTGTAAATGCAGAGATGTCTAGAATATATGTAAGCGCTAATGCTAATTCAACGAGCAATATTAAAAGTTACAATACAACCGAAGCTAGATTAAATAATGAGGATATAGAAAGACTAGGGGAAGCTTTAAGCTCAAGACCTAATATAATGAAAACTATTATAGGCGAGAAAGAAATAATTGAAGTTGTTGCAGAGCCAGTACGAAAACACATTGCTAAAAGCGATGAAAGAAACAAAAGAAAAAAAGGAGATAGTTAGATGCTAAATTTTAATGATATTGATTTAGAACAAATTTTAAATGTAATTAGTATAGAAAAACCGTTAATATCTTCAAGGACTAACTACTCCAAAGATATATCTTCAAGACATGGAGAAAAGTATAACGGCTTCAAATATGGCCCTAAGCCAATAAAGGTTAAGGCAGATATTAAGAGAGCCAGTGAGGAAGAATATTTAGAAGCATTGGACGAATTATCAAGTGCTTTAGATGTTCAATCAGAATGCCCGCTATATATAGACGATAGCGGGCGTTTTTTCTTTGCTGTGCCAGACGGTGACTATGAAGAAGATAAGATTTGTGACGGCTTTGGAACAATAACAATTGAGTTTATATGTTATGTGCCCTTTGCGTACAGTGAGGAAGCCAAGCAATATGACGGAAGTTATCTTGTAGAATGTGTTAATGAGGGAAATACAATTTGTCACCCTGTAATTGGTATTGGGCTAAGTCAAGATTGTCATTTTGTTCAAGTTGAAAACATGACAAATCATAAGAAAATATTAGTAGGTACTTATCCCGATCTAGCTTACACAACTATAAAAGAAAAATCAACTGTGTTAAGTGATAACTGCGAACAAACTACAGACTGGATTGTTGGAAGTTCAAGTGTTGATAGCGATAGGGCTACAAATGGAACTCTATCGGTTACTGAAAGTGGAGCAGGTATAACGGCTGGTGACTTTGGAAGTAAATCTTCTGGTGCTAACTGGTATGGGACAAGTGCTAGAAAAAACTTAAATGCTCAAGTTAAGGATTTTTATGTTGAGTGTGTTATGAGACATAATTCACCAGGTAAAAATGGAGACCCAAATACGGGAGATAATGAAACTGAAACAGTTGTAAGTGGCTCTAAGAAAACTTATTACAAGGTTAAATGTACCTCATTAAACGTTAGAAGTGGTCCAGGAACTAGATATAGAAGAGTAGGAGCATTAAAGAAAAACACAAAGGTATATCCTTCTTCTGTCTCTAAGCACTGGGCTAAGATAGAGTATAAAGGCAAGACTGCATATGTATCTACGGATTATCTTAGAAAATGTGTGAGTAGCAACACTGTAACTGCTACTAGAAAGAACTTTGTAACTCATAAAAGCACTGCTATTAGAAGTACCTACAAGAAAACTTCTAAAGACAAATGCACTATAAAAACAGGGCAAGTAATTAGATGCATTACTAGTAAGAAGTATCTTGACCCTACAGACAAGAAGAAAGAACGCTATTATTATAAGCTAGCTCAAAAGTATAAGGGACATTCGGGATATGTAGCTGTAGCTAATTTAACTGCGGCATCAAATACATTTTATGACTATGAAATTGAGCCAGATACAGCCGATGACAAAGTGGGAATGGTTGAGCTATACGGATATACTGCTAATAATGAAAAGTTATTTAGAATAGGGCTTTATGATGATAACGAATGGTATGAGTTTACTTATCCACTGATACAAGTTGGATCTCAAGACTTCTTGAAGGATAAAACTGTAGCTCCTGCGCCTAAGACAATTACACGATACGAAGGTGGAGGAGATAAGCTAACTGTAACTAAAGATGCATTATTGAGTGGTAAGTATGGTCCGTGGGAAAAGTTCTACGGAAAGTTAGGTATACAAAGAAAAAACGGCAAATGGAAAGCATGGGTTTACAAAATCAAAGATGGTAAAACAGTAAAACAATTACTTAGCAAAAAAGAAGTTAAAATAAGTGGCAGTAATACGGGTAATCTTGCTTACATTGTTGCGTATTTTGGAACTTTTGCCGAAACGTCAGAAAAAGCATGTGATATGGCTATCAATCATGTTACTGTTAAAAACCTTAATCCTAAAACGTCAACATATCAGAATGTTAAAAAATTTGAAGAAGGAGACGTTATAAGTATTGATTGTTATAACAACAGTGTTTATTTAAATGATAAGCCTTACCCTGATGCGGTAGATATTGGCTCACAGTTCTTTGGATTAGACGTAGGAGAAAATACGATAAAAGTTAGTAGCGATGATATTGACTTGTCAACATCGGTAACATTTAATGAAAGGTGGCTATAAATATGAGTAATCAAATATGCGATACTATATTTGTCATGGATCCACAATTCAATGTAATAGGTATATTAAGTAATAACGGAGCGTTTCCTAATGCTCCGTTTTTTGATGATATATATATACAAGAATTAGCCACTGGAGCTGAAACTTATGAATTTTCCACACATTCAAATTCTATTACAAGTGAAATTCTTCAACTAGGCAACTATATAGTATTTAAATATGGTGACAAATACAAGTTATTTCAAATCATGGATAATGACGATGAACACAAGGAAAGTCAAATTATAACTTGTTATTGTGAAATGGCTGGATTGGAGTTGCTTACTGATTATTGTGAACCTTTTTCAATTGAAGGTAATGTTGAATTATTTTTCAATACAGTGCTGCAAGATACTAATTGGTCATTAGGTGGGTATAGTTCATCGCTAGTCACAAATATTCAGCAAGTTAAAAATGAAAAATATGCTAACGTATATAAGATAATACAAGATAATATCGAAACATATGGAAATATAGAAATTGAATTTAGAGTAGATTTCAATGGTAATACTGTAACTGGGTTTTATATAGATGTTTACGAGAATGGTTATCGTGGAAGTAAAACATACAAGCGTTTTGAATATGGTGAAAATGTAGAAGGAATAAAAAGGAATAGAAATATGTATGACTTTGCAAGTGCCATGATAGGTACTGGTAAAGATGGTTTAACATTCAAGGATATAGAATGGAAAAAAGCTGATGGAAAGCCTGCGGATAAACCAAAAGGACAAGACTTTATTGTAGATTTAGGCGCTAATGAAAGATTTAATAAGCGTGGTAAGTATATTAAATCATTATATGAAAGTGACGACAATAATCCTCAAGATTTATTATTACACTCTTGGGAAAGGCTACAGGAAGTAAAAGAACCTAAATTTGATTATGAAGTTGACTTGGCTCTTACTGATACAGAATTTGAAGAAATATCAATCGGAGATACTAACTATGTTATAGATAATGACTATAATCCTCCTATACTTTTGGAATGTAGAGTTGGTAAACTTGAAATTTCATTAACTGATAATAGTAAGAATAAATGTACTTTAAGTAACTACAAAGAGGTTACTAGTAAAATTAGAGAACCTAAAGATGGAGAAAACGGCAAAACTCCAGAGATAGGTGATAATGGTAACTGGTGGATAGGTGGATTCGATACGAATAAGCCGTCTCAAGGACAACAAGGGTTACCTGGTCCCGCTGGTGAACCCGCTAAATATGTAAGAGTTAATAGTGAGCAAGTTTTTAAATATGCTAATGGATTTGCAGGAAGTCCAACTCCTTCTGTAATAACTATTAATTCTTCTGTTATTGGTGTAACTAACCCAAGCAGAGTTTGGTCATATAAAACTCCTTCTATGAGTAATTACGTTAGTATGTCTTCTACAGATGCAAATATAGTTATAATGCATAATGACGTGATTTGGGGAGGAAGTAAAAGCATTACAATTAGATGTAGCGTTGGTGATAAATACGATGAAATAACTTTAGTAAAAGTAGCAGATGGAAGTCAAGGAATACAAGGTAATGGAGTTAAAAGTACTCAAGAAGAATTTTATTTATCTTCTGATAAAGTAAATCAACCAAGTGAGACTGATTCTAATTGGACAACTACATGTCCTCAATGGAAACCTGGTAAATATATATGGACAAGAATAAAAATGACATATACCAATAATAACGTAGAATATGTTGGTTACTCCGTTGATACGTCTTGGGAAGCGGTTAATGAACTACAAATTAGTGACAGAAACTTCATTTTAAAATCAGATATGTATATAGAAAATGGAAGGGATATAACTACTTGTTCTATATCGGACGATTTTATTGCTAGATATAATGAAAGTAAAGGTAAAAAAATAATAACATCTTTGGAAATTACTGCTGACAATGCAATATCTACCAACACTTCTGGAAGTAAAAGAGTTGGTGTTGAGACAAATGTTGAGTTCACCGATGGTACTTATGGTTACATAGGTTGTTGGCAACAGCTAAGTGATGTGCCATTTAGTTGCGATAAAAAAAGAATATCGTATGAGCAAATTGTATCTAGTAAAGATATAAAACGTATCGTTGGTATAGGATTATATATACAAGGGCTTACTAGTGGAACAGTAAAAATAGGTAAGCCGAAGACACAAATATCTGATAAGGTTACAGACTGGAATTTAGCTCCCGAAGATAATGTGACTGGCGTAGATGTTATGTTTTATTTATCTACATCAAATACAGAATTAATAGGCGGAACATGGCAAACTACTGCTCCAGAATGGACAGAAGGTAAGTATATGTGGCAGAAAACTGTTACTACTTTAGGTAATGGCCATACAAAAGAAACTAATCCAACTTGTATAGCTGGTGCTAAGGGTGATTCGGGATATACAATAGTATTATCTAACGAAAATCACGCGTTCCCTTGTCAATGGAATGGTAATATACCAAGTGCGATAACTACTACAACAAAAGTTGTAGCTCTCAAAGGAACAAAGGAGATAACTCCAACTATAGGAACTTTACCTACTATTCCAGGGCTTACATTAAATAAAAGCGGAGCGACCATAACTATTGTGGCTAATGTGGGGACTAATTTATCAGATTATGGCATGTTTGATATACCTATAACTGTAGATGGAATAGGATTTACTAAGACTTTTACTTGGACAAAATCTAAAGCTGGTACAAATGGTTCTAACGGAAGCAATGGTATAAGTCCTTTAAATGCGACATTGTCGGGGCAAAGTCTTATGAAATATTTAGACAAAACAACTGCCCCTACTCCTGCGACTATCTCTATAAAATGCAAGGCTATGAAGGGCGCTACAGAAGTGACAGGGACATGCACTTATCAATGGCAGGCTTATTATAATGACGCATGGAATAACATAGGCACAGGCTCTAGTATAAGCATAGCTTACAACTCTAGTTATTTCTTGAATTTAGACATATTGCAAATAAGAGTAAGCATCACTTACAGTAACGAAACCATAACGCTTGAGCATACGATAAGTAAAGTATATGACAATAAATATATATCTCAACAAGAAATATTTGATAAATTAACAGAAAACGGAAATGATTTCATATATACTGATCCCGATACTGGAAAAATATATATCGACGTTACTTATGCAAGAACAGGGCAATTAGTAGCTGACCTAATAAAAGGTGGAGTACTAACGCTCGGAGGAATGGGGGATAATAGTATCTCCGACTATGGAGTATTTAGAATTTTGGATTACGATGGCTTAAATGAACTTGCTAGATTTGATGGTGGTGATGCATGGTTTCAGAGTTTATCTGCAAGTGAAATTAATACTGATAAATTAATAGTTAATGATATAGAAGCAAGCGGAATAACAAAGCAGCTCACAAGTAACGTAAGTGTTTCTGTAAATAGTAGTACTGGAAATGATGATAGTATATTTGAAGATGGCGCTATATTTGCAAGTATGCAAGGAGCTTTGGACGCTTGCCCTAAAAATTTAGGCGGTAAAATGGTGAGTATAACCCTTGAAACAAATACTACGGAAGATGTATACTTTGATTTTTTTTACGGTGGAAGAATGAGAATATTTTTTAATGGTAAAAAATTGTATGGATTCTTGAGAGGAAATAGATGTACTCATCATTTCCAATTTTTTGGAGGAACAGCAGATGATTATTACGCATCTACTGGAAAGGTAATGCCAAATAAAGGGTATGCTCATGCTTCAATATCTACGAGTGTGTCATTGACAGCGTGTAGCGATTGTGCCATGTATAATATGAATATATATGCAGCTACTAACTTAGCAGACGACTGCACAGAATCAGTTGGATTATGTTGTGGTGATGGAGGGTATGTTTATCTAAATGGTGTTACGCCTATAAATTGTATGCATGGATTTAGGGCAAATGCTAATGGCGTTTTATACTCTACTGGAACTGGTGGCAAGGGTAGCAAATATGGATTTACTGCCGTGTCTGGCGGACAAGTTAGATTATCAAATGGTAAGCATACTGGTGGGGTTACTGCAAATACATACGAATCTAGTGGTGCTACAGTTAAATATCACAGCGCAACCTTTGAAGGTACTGCAACTGGTGGGAATAATGACAGTAAACCTACGCCAACAACGTATAAGGTATCTTATACTAGCAACTATGGAGATACTTACAGAAGTTCAGTATACAACTCTTGGAAAAAAGATAATACTGTAAGACAGGGAGATTACGGTTATGGAGACTGTAATGGAGCATGGTTCTTTAGTTCCAATTTTGCAGAATTAAAAGGCAAAACTGTAACAAAAGTAACTATAAAAGTATCGAGGACTTCTGGAGGGACTTCTTCAAGCGTAACTCATACATTAAAAGCTCATAAGAACAGTTCCCGACCAGGTGGTATGCCAGATTATATAGATGGTTTTTCTCAATCATTTGGGTTGTCCGTAGGTGCTTCAACAACTGTAACAATAACTAATTCAACTGTATTAAAAGCTATAAGCGATGGCGTTTGTAAAGGATTTGGTTTACGTTCTGCATACGACAAATCTCACTATAGCGTATGTAAAGGTAGCGCTACTGTAACAATTTGGTATCAATAATTAAGGAGGTATTTATGAGAATTAATGGAGAATACGATAACTGCGGATTATCAGAAGAAGAGATTAGAGCAAGAAATGAAATGGATGAACCCGCACAACCAGGATTAAACGAGAAAGAAAAAATCAAAGAACTGCAATATGAGAATACTATGCTAAAAGAGTGTATTCTGGAAATGAGTCAAGTTGTATATGATGGACAATAAGGTGGATTGGTATGATAGCAAAACTATGGATGCAAGAAATAATAGATGAAAATAAGAAATATACACAAGTACCTAAATTACTCAAAGAACAAGTCAAAATATTATTAATAGATGCTGGGCATGAAGAACTAATTGTAGAATAGTTCTTTTTTTATTTTCAATAGGTAAATGATGCGAAATAAAAATGTTTTTGATGCCATATAGATAAATAGGAATTTGATGAAAAAATTTTTAATAAAAGGCCATTATTAAGAGATAAAAAACAAAAAAGATAATAAATCTTGAGGATTATATACAGATTATCAAGCTGAAACCTTTTGATTCCCTAGAAAAATAGCTTTTTATATTAAAATAAGAGCTAAATAAGGTAAATTATCCAGCTCCTATTATATTGTGCAATTAATTAATATCTAAATTAATTTCTACTAGATTCAGCAGCCTCTGCATCTGATTTAGTTAGATGTACTGTATTTTTGGGATGCTCAGGTGGAGCATAAATAGCATATAGTTTAAGTGGTCTATTTCCTTTATTTATAACATTGTGCCATTTGCCAGCTGGTATAAGAATAGCATATTCAGCAGAGATTTTTCTTTCAAAATCAAGATTATATTGGGTATCGCCCATTTGAACAAGCGCTTCACCATCTTCGATTCTTATAAATTGATCTCCTTCTGCATGAACTTCAAGACCTATATCATCACCAATATCAATACTCATTAGAGTAACTTGCAAATGATTCCCTGTCCACAAGACTGTACGGAAAGTATTATTCTGTCTGGTTGTATATTCAATATTAAAGACAATAGGATTTGGACCATAATCTTTTAATATAAGATCAGGTCTTTTATATATTGACTTAGTGTACTCAAAAGGGTATGGATACATATTATACATTTCTTGGTTACTCCAAAAAGGGTATGAGTACATGTTGTACATTGGTGGTGGTATAATACAAGGATATGGATATGGGTTAGGAATATTAGGCATATTTATTTATCACTCCTTTTATAAACTTTATAGAATTATATGATGAACTTTTAAATAAATTACTTAGAATTAACAAATAGGCTTATATAGCAGATCCTAAGTTTAAAATAAAGTAAACCTATTTACTAAGTATATGAAGGGATTAAAAGAAAAAGGAAAGATATATTTAGAAATCTTAGCAGGAAGGGTAATAGATATTGATAACGTAAGAACAACTCGATATGGGGTATCATACATTTAAAAATATATAGATTACAAAACTTATAAAACAAAAGGATCTAATTAATTAGGTCCTTTTTTATATAAAGAAAGTTAAATATAAAAATTTCTTTCTTAAGAGGAATCTGTTATTGATGGTAGAATATTTTTTATGAATGAGAATGTATCAATAGTAGGATATGTATTGATTATGTTCAAGTTGTTAATATTCATACTTGAGGTGATGTGGTTGAATTTAATAGGAAGTTTATTTCTTTATATAGCAAGTCTTACCATTATGCTGATTATAGCTTTATTTGTTATAGCGATATTAATTAAATCAATATAGAAGGAATATACTCCTAATAAATAGAAATATTTGAAAAAATGATATTAGGAGGATTAATTATGAAAAAGGTAGAACTAACCATAAAAGATGTAATACTCATCGATATAATAGATGAAGGATTTAATGAAATCCCTAATATGAGGAATAATATAACCCCAAATAACTTTAATATCAGTAGAGAACTATTTACTAAGTGTATGAAGGAATTAAAAGAAGAAGGTAAAGTAAACTTAGAAATCATAGGAGGAAAAGAGTTAGATATTGATAACTTAAGAACAACTCGACACGGGATATCATACATTAAAAAGATATATAGATTACAAAACTTATAAAACAAAAGGGCCTAAGTTAATTAGGCCCATTTTTAATGCAAAGAAAGCGAGGTATTTATGAACAATGAAATAATAATAGCAATATTAGCATTCGTGGGAACCTTAGCTGGTTCCTATTTTAGTAATAACAAAAATACTGCAGTAATGCAGGAACAAGTTAAAGATTTAAAAGAAGATATAACAGTTCTTAGCAACAGAGTAGATAAGCATAACAATCTCATTGAGAGAATGGCAGTAGTAGAGCAGAGCTGTAAATCTGCTCATCATAGATTAGATAATATAAATTAGGAGGTAAGGTTATGGATTTAACTTTTTTAAATGATTATGTAGTGTTAGTTATAGTAGGTATATGTGTATGTGTTGGGTATGTATTAAAGAATAGTTTTCCTTCATTAGATAATAAGTATATACCTTTAATCATGGCTATTTTAGGCGTGGTACTTAATGTATGGATAGTTAAAATAATTAGTCCAGATGTAATACTAGGGGGTATGTTTAGCGGTCTTGCAAGTACAGGATTACATCAATTATTTGTTACATTAATCAATAAGGAGGATAAATAATATGAGTTATATTAATAATGGAGTAATAAAGAATGGATCTAAAATAGGAACTGCTATTGTTGATAGTTCTGGTTTATTAAAAAAAGGATGGATGATACCTTATGTATCATTTACACCATCATCTGTTACAATACATGAGACAGATATGCCAAATGTGAGTTCAGAGCAAATATATAAATCATTAAAGAATGGCAATAGTGATACAAGTAGAAAACAAGCATCTTTTCAAATTTGTGTATCTGCAACAAAAATAATGCAGTGTGTAAACTTATTTAGAACTTGTTGGCATGCAGGGAATAGAACAGGAAGTTCAACTAGTATAGGTATAGAAGTTGTTCAATACGATGATAAAACATTACAAGAAAAAGCTTATAAGAATGCAGCTGAATTAGTAAAAATTATATTAGCAGAGATTAAAACAGTTAAAAAAGTTGTGCAACATAATTATTGGAGTGGGAAAAATTGTCCAAGTAAACTAAGAGCTAAATGGAAAGGTTATACTTGGGATTGGTTTACTAATTTAGTATATTCGAAAGAAAAATATGTACAGTTAAAAAATGGAGATTACAACAAGAAAGCAATAGTAATAACTCCTACACTTAATGTAAGGAAATCAAGACCAGATAAGAATGGAAAACTTGGTAAATACGACTTCAAATTAAAAGAAGGAGATATTATAGAAGTAGGATATGTTCTTAATGGCTGGGCTTCTATTTGGGTAGAAGGTGACATGGGATATATCAATACTAGTAGTAAGTATATAAAATTAGTATAAATAAAATAGCTAGGTTGGATAATTAAATCCTTCCTAGCTATTTTTGCCCTAGCTATTTTTGCAATTATTTTGCTTTTTTAATTGTTATCTCTCCATTTTCAAAAGAAACAAGTACTTCTCTATCTTCAACATCGATACCCATTTCCTTTATCCAGGTAGCTGGAAGTGAAATTCTTGGAGTATAACTTCCACTACCGGATTTACTAAAAGATATATTCAACTCTCTTTCTTCCATGTTCTACCACCACCCCAGTAATTTAGTTAATACAGCTATAGATGTAATTAGAGACATAATATTAACTATTAAGTTTATTATTTTTAGTTTTTGCATTTTATTTTTGTAAGAAATGACATATAATATTTTTAAAGGAATAAATCCATACCTTGAAGGCTTTTGCCCTCTTGGCACTACTTACTTAGAAAAGTAATTATAATCGTTATATTTACTACCATGTTTGTAATTCCTACGATTATGCTTACTACTGTTAGCGCTGTATCTAAGTTTGAGTTTTGGTTTTTATTTCTTTTTTTATTTATTCTTCTAACTCCTCTCTTGTTTGCCATTTCTTTTCCTCCTTCCATACTATAATTATATTATTTTTATGACGTCCCGTCAAAAGTTTTGTAAAAAAATACCAACTAATTTTTAATTTTTACAATAATATCTAGTAGTAGATATGTGAAGTAATAAAAAATAAGTTGGCATTACGGTGACCACCTTTGACACAATAAAAATAATTTTTAAATATAGGTACTATTATAATATGTATAGGACCTTTGAAGTATGTCCATAATTTTAATAATCCATGTTATAGTGTAATTTTAAAAGGCTGGTAGGGAAATAAAGTTCCTTACCAACCTTTTTTGCTATTCTTTGTTAGAATCCCAATACTCTTCACCTTGTTGAGCTTTTTTATTAGATTTTAACCATTCTTTATAAGTTACTTCTTTTCCATTTATATAATATTTAGTTTTTTGTTCATCTGTATTTTTATCTTCATATTCTTTAAAGCTATCCCAATACTCTTTATCTCTTGTATCTGTATCAGGATCATAAACATAGCCTTCATCTTGTTTTTTACCTTCTTTACCCAAGTGAGTACCATCTTTAATATTTTCATCTTGATTTTCTTTTTTAGTAGATTTTTTATTTGTTTTAGTATAAGGTTTACTTTCAGAAGAAGTTTCACCTGATGATTTTTGAGATTTATTTGATGACTTATCAGTTTCTTTTTCATTACTATCATCTTTATTTTGTTCAACTTTTGTATCTTCTTTGGTTTCATCTTTAGTAGTACTATCATTATTTGTACACCCAGATAAACCAATACAAATAACTCCGCTTATTATAAAACTTAATATTTTCTTCATTATATACACCCCTTATTTAATATAGTAGCAGAAAAGACTAGAGAAGTTAATCTCTAGTCAAAAATACTACATTTTATAGTATTTATTTTCTATATTATCAAATCTTTTTAAAAGTATATCTGAATTGTATAAACGAGCTTCTATTTGTTCATTATCAACTTTATCAGCGCAAATCTCATTATACAGTTGTAAAGCTTCATCATATCCATATTCTTCGCTAAAGAACTCATTACCTCTAATATCAGTCCAACTAACTTTATATTCTTTCATTATATATCCTCCTCATAAATTTTTATTTACTTATGTATATGAAATAATTAATCAAGAGTTGACTAACATTAATAAAAAAATAAATAATTCTTTTATAATTTTAATGTAACAATTAACTAACATTAACATATATTTAATTAACAAGATAAAAAGTAAAGGATATTAGTTAAAAATTGTATAACTAATTATTAGATAATATTTAAGAATTATTTAATTAACAATAGAATAAATTTTAGAGAGGTGATAGTTATGGCAAATAGAAATAATAAACCTATAGTGATACCAGTATCTTTTAAAACAAGTACACTAGATGATAAAATGTTGCTAGATTGGTTGGAAAGTAAATTTGAAATTTACGGAAAAAGTAACTATATTAAACAAGTTTTGAAAGCAGAAATGAAAAGAGAAATAGAAAAAAGCGAATAG